TGGGGTTCATCACTACATCGCGTTAAACGTTAACCTATGAAAAATTTCCTCGCAATCGCTGCGCTCTTCGTCCCGCTCACGGCCGCAATCGCACCAAACGACGACCCGGGTCAAGCAATCGACATACCCGCTATTACTATTGATACTATATCTAACGAACAGGTACTACAAGCTATCATATCAGTAGAGAGTGAAGGTAGGGATGATGCACATCGTGTTATAGAAGATGCTGTAGGTTGTCTTCAGATACGTCGCACTATGGTTAGAGATGTTAATCGTATATTACGACGTAATGGTTCTGATATTAGATATAGTTATAAAGATAGATGGAATAGACAGTCATCTATTGAGATGTTTGATATTTATTGTAAGCATTATAATTTAACAACACCGGAAGAGAAAGCACGATGCTGGAATGGTGGTCCCAAAGGTTTACAGAAGTTATGTACGAAACGTTATTGGGAAAAAGTAAAGAGGAGACTCAATGGATAAATATGTTTATAGAGGTAAATTAGAACGAGTTGTAGATGGTGATACTATCGACGCATTAATAGATGTTGGATTCGATATATGGGTTAAGAAGCGTATACGATATATGGGAATTGATACATGGGAATCACGAACTAGAGATCTAGATGAGAAAGCTAAAGGAATGGCTGCTAAATACCGTAATCAAGAATTATTAGAGAAGGTAAGTTCTAAATCAGGCTACTTCCGTCTCAAGTCACATGGCGTTGGTAAGTATGGTAGAGTGCTAGGAGAGATCTTTATAGAAGATTCAGAAGGTAAGCAGTATAATATAAATGAAACTCTTAAAGCAGAAGGTCATGCATATACATATCATGGTGGTAAGAAGCAAATATTTAAAGGATAAGCTATGAATTGGATTAATGGATTTAGAACAAGTAATAAGAAAGAGCGCTATGAGGTTACTATTCGTATCGGAACGTTTACATTATTTGAGTTAATTGCTGAGAGAAAGTATTTCAGGTTTATGATATTTAATCTAGGCTTAGAGATTTCTTAAACTTCTCTTAAACTGGTACATATGTTTAATATATATTTATATACATGGAAAAAAAGCGCATAGAAATATCATCATTCCTATATATAGGAATTTTAATTTTAGTTTATACGCTGTCTTCAATCTCTTAAAAATTGATTCGAAGTACAGTAACACCAATAGCAGCACCTGTAACATCAGCTGCTATATCTCCCCACTGTGGATTACCATGATTAATATCATATAATTCCTTTGCAATGCCTACCGCAACCGCTGCAGTAAAACCGTAGATTGTCGCTTTACGACGATCTTGTGTTAATTTGTAAGTTAATGAATAAGTTGCGGTTGAGATAAAATAGCACCCTGAAGTGTGTACTAATTTATCTACCGGTACTACTTGACCGTGGAGAGGTAGTGATGTAGTTATACAGAATAGAAAAAACAAAATGTATTTCATACTCTACCTCCTAAAAATAAATATAAAAATAACTGTGCAAACAGTTGCCTCCCTGAGTTTTTGTTCGTATATTTATGAAGTAAATAAGAGATAACAATTAAGAATTACTAAATAACAAATTATGGCAAGAGCTAAAAAAACTCCAACCTTCCAATACGGAATCGAAATCACAAAACCTCACTCTAAACAAATGTATGATCACAACGACCATGTTGCTAATGTTATGAAGATTAATATTAGTAATGTTGCTACTGATATATGGAATGATCTCTTTTACTGTAAGTGGGAGAGTGCTGATTGGGCAAGTCATAAAGATGATAAATTTAAGACATTTACAGTTGAGCAATTTCAGAAAGCTATTTGCTATTCAGGGTTTGGTTCAGGGTTCGATGTACTAGAAGTATTTAGCGAAATCCGTAAAGAGTTAGAGTTAGCTGAAAACTGGAGAATGCATGAGTTGTATCAAGAGATGCATGAAGCGGGTATGGTACCAGCTATAGAGCATGAGATGGTTGGCTTTACTAACAACTACAATAAAGATTATCCGACTTACGCAACAACTTCTAAAGTAGCTTAATATGAATTATAAATCTATTATTGAGATAATGTCTCACTTACGTGTATTGGAAGTACCATCATTACTTATATGGTTAAGTATATTGTATATGCAACTCGGTGAACAAAATTTATTCGCAGGAATTATAGTTTATGCATTAATTAGACTATTTATTAATATACGTTTTAAGATACAACAAGAGAAGTTTCAGAGAGCAATGCTAGAATATTTAGAAACATTAGAGGAGAGTGAAGACGATGGGATTTAATAAGAGATTTTTAACAAAAGAGTCTATTCTATCAACTTATACAAGCTCTGGTTTAGACGGTGTAAAAAGTATATTACGCTCTTCTGATGCAATTATTTTTGGAGATGATTTTAGTAGTGAAATAGTTGATATGTATAATGAAGTAGGTGAGAGTTGTGATTTAGTTGGGTTGTGGAAAGCTATTGAAAAAACAATAGCAGATGAATTGCCAAACTAATATGTATATGAACGGTAAAAAAATAACAGCGACTCAACTTGAGAGATTTACTGATAAGCTCCTTATCACATTAGTAGATCAATTATATGATACAATAACGGAAGAGGGTCCTGAAACTTTCTTTCCTGATGATGAGTATCAACAAAATAAACTCGTTAGAAAGTTGCTTGAATATTATCAGGAGCAAGAGAAATACGAACGGTGTGCAGTACTTTTTAAAATGTACCCGAAGAATAATAAGTAATCAATTAAATTTATATATTATGGCTTACAAAGCAAAAAATGTCGAAAGACCAGTTTCAACGGATCGTCCAAAGTTTAACCCTGCAAAGTATGGAAAGGTGTGGAATACTATTTCATTTGATCATAAATGGAATCGAGTACCTGTTGGTGATGCAAAACAACCTGTTATAGGTGCATTATGCATCGACGGAAAGGAGGTGAATCTCACTTTTACAGAATGTAACCGACTAATAGAAGTATTAGAGGATGCAAAACAGACACACAATACTGGTGTGCGAATGGGTCGAATGGATAACGGCTGGAATATTTAGAGAAAAAAACATGTGAACAGTTGATTAATTGAAAAAAAATCATTATATTACATTCAATTAAATAATTGTTCACATGCTTAATTAAATTAACATGAGAAAATAAAAAGGAATAAGTAATATGGCATTAATAGGGATATTTATACTTGGTACTATTATCGGTATTTTTATTGGTAATTGGAAATTTCGTTCTTTTAGAGAGCACTATACATTAAAATCAAAATACTTAAAAGAGCATATCAAAAAGTTGGAAGAGAATGCAGAGCAAAAAAAGAGAAAAAACGCTTACCGAGCTAGCAGACGAAATGCTAAAAAAGGTGGAACAGGCGGACAATCTAAAGGATCTGGCAGAAAGAAATCCGGAGGAAGCAAGTCGAGTTAGTACTATAGTTGATGCATTTATGAACCCGGGTTCAAATATAACTGAGAAGAGTAAGATATATAATAAAATAGATATTGTTACTTCTTTAATAGAGAAAAATATTGTAATAGCAAAGCGTTTAAATACTAAGAATTTTGACTGGTTAGAATATCAGCAAGATAACAATCATGCATTCAATATTAAGACTAAGATATCATCAACTAATATTATTGATAATAACGATTTAAAATACTTGAATGTATTATTTAAAAAACATTCAAGATTAAATAATACTTTCAGTAGCATATAGATATTTATAATAGAGGTATATATATGATGTTTCCAAATAACTTGAGTCCATTTTCATTACTTAATAATAAATTGAGTGAACAGTTATTTGATTATACTGATGAGGAGTTAGAAGACTTTCAAAAAAGTATTACGTCAGATATATTACCTGAAGTGTTTAAAGCAGTTGAGGATGAGTATATAATACAGAATCTTCCTATAGCAAATACATTTGATGATTTGTCACAAGAAGATAAGGATGTTGTTACTAACTTTATAGAACAGCAAATACTAAAACCGACTACAAAAAACACAGCACCTAAAGTTGAGTTGTTAGATGGTTATATAGCAATTAGTGCTTCTAACTTACAGACTTTAGATCTATTTAAAGATAGTTTACTAGGTAGCGATCTTAAATGGGAACATAGAATAAAGAAGCATGGTGATGTAACTATTCATAGCTATGTTATAAATATGAACGAAGATAGTATATAAATACAGGCAGGTTTATTACTATTATTATTTTAGAAAATAAAAATTAATTAAATCATCTAAGGAGATTATATGACAACAATCTTAAATGAACGGGTCTTTCCGACCGATCTATTATTCAGAAACTTTTTTGAAAAAGGCACAATATTTGAATCATTTGCAGATAAAAAGCCAAACTACCCTGTAGATATAAAGCTGGGTGAAGAATGCTTATGTTTTGATATTGCATGTGTTGGGTTAAAAAAAGAAGATATACAAATTACTACTGAAGGTAACTTACTTAAAGTAGTATATAAGAAACCATCTATTGAATCAAATTCATCAGATGTAGAAGCTTGTGAGTATATTCACAAGGGAATTACACGAAAGAGCTTCGATATGGGATGGAAGATAAGTCCAAAATTTGACTTAACAGACATTTCAGCTCATATGGAAGACGGGTTATTAACGTTAACAATTCCTACGTCAGAGGATTGTTTACCTAAAACAGTTATAATTAAGTAATAAAAACCTGCCTGTATTTTTAAATAACACTATATATATTAATATATGAAGAGTAAGATAGAATATTATACCGAAGTTAAGAACGGTGTTAGGTTTATGGAATGTAAGTGTTGTAGTACAATGATTTCTGTAAGCGATAGCACTACAGCTATAAAATGTGATATTTGTGTAAGGGAAGATTATAATAGAGAGTTCCCGTTTACACCACCTAAGCGATATGTATCTAGTGGACGACCGCGTGGATGGAAATTTATGAAAGAGTTTGTTCATACTGATGGTACTGTATACCATAAAGGTATTGAACAACCCGGGTTGAAAAATACACTACCACCTACTAAAGTAAAACCTAAAGAGAAGAAAGTAAAATTATCAAAAGGTCAAAAAGCTCAGCTTTATAATGATACCTTATCTAAGATTCATAAATTAAAGAAGCAGTTATCTAAAGCAAAATTTAAAAAAGATCAGAGACGAATAACGTCAGAGATTAAAAAGTTACAAAGAGTAATAAAATAAGTTGTATGTTATAAAATATTTTCTTATATTATAGAATATAATAAAATAGGAGTAATATGAATAAACTTATATTTGAACGCAGCAATGTAGAAGAATTACGTACAATAAAAGAACCAACGCGAATTGTTTTTGAAGTAGAATCTAATCTTACTATACAAGAGTATAAGATAGCTTGTAAGCGATTAGCTCATGCAATGGGATATAGTGAAGGTAGTATTGTAAAAGAGTTCGGAAAAGATACAGTGACAGGTGATCCTGCACAATTAAAATTATTATTAGGATAGTATGTTAGATGAAAATAAAATAGCCCAGAATTGGGAAGAGTTGATGAGTCGGATTCATAGCGAATTCAAATCACCGGAGCGTAAGCATAACCTTGAGTTGATGTATAATCACTTTCAAGATAGAATGATGCTAATGCCTGCATCAAGCTTTGAACATTATCATAACTGCTTTGCTGGTGGTTATGTTGATCATGTATTGCGTGTAATGGATTGTGCTGACGCTGTGTATAATAACTGGCAAGCACTTGGCTCAACCTGCTCAGGTTACACTCGTGAAGAGTTAATGTTTGCTGCTCTTAATCATGATTTAGGTAAAGTAGGTACACAAGAGTTAGAGATGTATAGACCTAATCCATCTGATTGGCATAGGAAGAATCAAGGAAAGATATATGAGATAAATCCTGAAATACCTTTCATGTCAGTACCAGATAGATCACTATTACTACTTCAAGAGTTTGATATTAAGTTTACTCAGAATGAAATGATGGGTATTAAACTTCATGATGGTATGTATGATGAAGCTAATAAACCTTACTTTGTAGCATTCAGACCTGAATCGAGAATGCGTACCAATCTACCTATTATATTACATCATGCAGATCATATGGCATCACAAATAGAGTATGAGAAATGGAAAAATTCAGATACAAATATTGTTGTAGAGTCTAAACGAAAGGTTAGAAAATCTTCATCAAAGACAGTGAGTAATTCATCTGAGTCTGCAACAGAGTTATTTAAAGATTTATTTGGAGAGTCGTAGTGATTGTATCTATCATATTAAGTATCGCGTTAATTGTATGTGCTTATGTTATATATAACTTAATGCGTAAAGTAGAAGAGTTAGAGGATAGTATAGTAGAGCAATATACACAATCTTCTCGTATAAATGAAACACTAGTTAATATGCAGCAAAAAATGGACGAAATAGATGAAACGGGAGCCTTTGAATCAGATGATCAAGTTGGTGAAGTATTTAATCAGCTAAAATCAGTAATTAAGCAGGAGGTTAATAATGAATAATATATCACCCGTTGAGTCTTTTTATAAGATAATAGAAGAGCGCCGTCAAGCTGAACAGCTGGCATTGCAAGAACAGAATACAAAAAAGCGAAGAGGTAGACCGAGAAAAAATAAACTCTATTTCACTCAGGATACAGAAGATGCTATTATAGCTTATAACAGTGAACCAGATCAAGTTAAGCGCAATAAAGTTTTCAATGAATATATACACCACCCACTGTTTAAAATGACAGAGAGTTTAATACATCGTTATAAATTTTATCACTTTAATGCACCCACACAAGATGTTCAATACGAAGTAATTGCTTTTATATTAGAAAAATTACCTAAATATACTCAAGATAAAGGTAAAGCATTTTCATACTTTAGTATTGTTGCTAAAAATTATTTAATACAAAATAATTATAAACATTATAATCGAAAAAAATCTAAAGCCCCGGTTCTAGAAATTGATTCAAGACGCAGTGTTATAAATGAAGTAATACGAGCTGAAAATAGAACTGAAACGCAAGACTTTTTTCATTTATTCATAACTCACTGCACAGAAAATATTGAATCAATAATAAAATATAAGCGTGACATTCCAACAGCTTATGCATTATTAGAGATATTTACGAATTGTGAAAATATAGAAACATATAATAAAAAAGCTTTATATATTATGGTACGCGAGATGGTAGATGTAAAAACACAATACATTACCCGCGTCGTTAATATATTAAAGACTGAATATAGTCGACTGTATTCAGTATATAAGAATAGGTAGTGCACGACTTATTCTGGCAATATTGCCGCAAATTTTAAATAAAAGGAGATAATTATGGATTCAGTAATTAAGTATGTAGTAGGATTCTTTAGTGGACTTATGGCGATTATGACAGCTATTCTTCCCGTAACAATTCTATGGACTGTTTTAACTGGTCGCTCTATATTCGGAATGGATGTAGTTGCAAATCTTGGAAATCTAGTTGCTCGCTTAGGTGAGGGTGGATTTGTAGGATTGGTAGTACTAGTTATAGTGGTATCATTCTTTACGAAGAAGTAGTTTTTGAATTACAATAATGAAGAAGCGCTTTTATAGCGCTTTTTCTTTTTTGCAATATTTATATATAAGGAGTAAATATGAGTGAAGAAAAAGAGGAAATATTCAAAGGCAAAACATTTGAAAATCTTTTAGAAGATATATATAATAATTCAAAAAAGAAAGAATCTCAAATTCAAGTGCTTATAACAGAATTAAAACCTATGATAAAAAATATAGGTGATGCTATTATTATTGTACCTTTAATAAAAGACTACATGGAGATAGCTGTAAAAAATGATGAAGCATTAATTAAAATGGCTGCTATTGTTCAGAAAGCTCAAAACCGGAGTACAGGTTCTGGTGAAAGTCTCTTATTAACAGAGCAAGAGAAGCGTGACTTAATTGAACAAGCAGAGAAGGTTGGAGCTAGTGTCTAAGTATACAAATAAATATAATTTGCCGAGTAGTATATCTCGCGATAAAGATTCGGTAATAGACGAAGATATGTCATGCTTGACCTCTATTGCTACTGTTATTGATACTATTTCTAATGGTCAAGAAAATGTTGGTTCTATTATAATATCAGTAAAGAAGATAGATGGTACATACTCTAATAAAATAGCATATCCAATGTCATCTCACTCCTTTACTCTACCACTACCTAATGAACGTGTATCTGTTTTTAAAGATGGATTATCTGGTAACTGGTATTACTTCACAGCTATAGGTAGATTAGGTTATACAAATCATATGGCTAATGGATTTAAAAAAGTATATAAGAAAGGTACACGTGAACTACATGCAGGTAAAACTTTTGTACCAAACCCATCGAGAAAATCTATAAATGTTTATGAAGGTGATACAATATTACAAGGACGTAACGGACAAAGCATTCGATTAGGAAGTACTGTGCCAGATTCAAATACAGAGTGGGTTAGTAATGAGGTAGAACAGAATCCAATTATAACTATACGGAATGGATTTTCTACTATTGAGAATAATGATACAGATTTCTCATCTATATATCTAACTTCTGGACAACAGTTGCCCATCAAGCTTAATAACCGAGTGCCAAGTGATTTTACTAAAGTAACAGAATATTCTAACAGTCAAATAGTCTTAAAAAGTGATAGAGTTCTATTAACATCTAGAGAGAACGATATATTATTAGCAAGTAATACTAATATAGGTCTCGTAACTTCAAAATGGGCTTTAGACGTTAACGAATTTGTAGATCAAATGCTTGAATTATGTGATCAAGTTATATCTATGGGTCAACAGTTACAGAAGCAAGGTTTAGCATCATCTTTATCAACACATGTAAGTGCTGCACCCGGTTCACCTACTACACCTCCTGTAAATGTTGCTGATTTCCAACTTGTTAGTAACAATTCAATAAATATTACAAATAAGTGTCAACAAATTAAGAATAAGTTATCTATTATGAAGCAGTAAATAAAGCTTCTCTATATTTATTATATGAAATGGAGTATATAAATGAAAACAAAAGAATTCGTACGAGCTATTAAAAAAATTATTAAAGAAGAAGTTGCTAAACAGGTTAAGCAAGTATTATCTGAGCAAACTGCTAATAATAATAAAGCGTCTTTGAGTGAAGAATATAAAACACTTAAAACATTTTCTGCTGCTGATGCACGCGCTGGGTTTACAGCATTTCAAGATCAACCCCAGCAGGATGCTCTATCTACACCAGATGTAAATGGGAGACCGATGGATCCTTCTAGAGTACCTGATTCAGTAAAAAATGCATTAACGAGAGATTATTCTGAGTTAGTAAAAAAATTTAAGTAGGTAAGAGATGTTGAATAAAAAAATAAATCCGTTAGATTTTGAAGCAGATATTGCTATAGGTGTTGGATTACCTTTCAATTCCGCAAATAATGGTTTTAAATTAAATTATACAACAGAAGATCAGATTCACTCTAATTTTAGAAATTTAATTCTCACGAGACGTGGTGAGCGTGTAATGCACCCTACTTTTGGAAGTTTGTTATATGATTTGCTTTTTGAACCTAGAACTGATGGTCACTTTGATGTTCAAGCAAAGGAAGCTGTAATAAAAACTACTTCGGAATGGATGCCTTTTATACAAATAAAATACGTCGATATACAATATGATAATAATACAGCATTTGTATCGATTGGTTATGAAGTAAAAGAGTTAGATATAAGTAATGTATTAGATGTGACAGTTAAGGTATAGTATGTCAATTATTAAGAAAGAAATAAAATATTTAAATAAGGATTTTTCTGAATTTAGATCTAATTTAGTTGAGTATAGTAAGAACTATTTTCCAAAAATATATAATGATTTTAATGAAGCATCACCTGGTATGATGTTCATAGAACTCGCTTCTTATATAGGTGATGTACTATCATATTATACAGATTATAATATGAAAGAGACAATGTTACAGCATGCTCAAGAGAAAAAAAATATTTATAATATAGCTCAAACTTTTGGTTATAAACCTAAAATAGCATCTTCCGCTGATGTATTAGTGGATGTTTTTCAACTAATTCCAAGTACTGGTACAGGTGCAAATTCAAGACCTGATTACGATTATGCGTTTACGCTTGAGCGTGACGCTGTTTTAACTAGTGTAAGTAATGTAGAGTTTAGCACAACACGAGAAGTTAATTTTGCTTTCTCAAGCTCAGAATCACCAACTGATGTATCTGTTTATCAGATAAATTCTACAAATGGTCAACCAGAGCAATATTTATTAAAAAAATCTGTACCTGCAAAAAGCGGTAAAAGAAAAACAAAAACTATTTCTGTTGGAGATTCAACACCGTATTTAAAGTTATTAATTGATGATACTAATATTATAGGTATTGAAACAATAGTTGATAGTGATGGTAATACTTGGAGAGAAGTTCCTTTTCTTGCTCAAGATACAATATTTGCTGATACTGTTAATTCAGATGCAAATGATCCATCTCTTACTTCTGATACTAATAAAACGCCTTATATTTTAAAATTAATAAAAACAGCTAGACGATTTGTTACAAGAATAACTGAGAATGATAAAATTGAAATTCAATTTGGTGCCGGTATATCTTCTAACCCAGATGAAGAGTTGATACCTAACCCTACGAATGTTGGTTCACCAATACCAGGTAGTACAAATCAACTAGATACAGCGTTTGATCCTGCTAACTTTTTATATACTGATACATATGGCCAATCACCATCAAACACAACATTAACAGTTACATATATTGTTGGGTATGGATTAGAAGGTAATGTTCCAGCAGGGACATTAACAGGTATAAAGAGTAAAAATGTAACTTTTGATTCGTCAAAAGTATTATCTGGAGGTTTAAAGACAGCTGCAGAAAATAGTTTAGAAGTTATTAATCCTAAACCAGCTACAGGTGCAACTACATCTGAACCACTTGAGTCAATAAAAAATAATGCATTAGCGTATTTCGGTACCCAGAATCGTGTAGTTACTAAAGAAGATTATGTTGTGAGAGCGCTATCTCTACCTAGCAGATTTGGTGGTGTAACAAAAGCTTACGTAGCATCAGATGAGCAATTAAGTGGTACAGGTCAAGTTATAGATAACCCTTTAGGTATTAATTTATATGTATTAGGGTATAATGACAGTAAACATCTTGTTAATGTAAACAACATAACAAAGCAAAATTTAAAAACTTATTTATCTCAATATAGAATGTTAACAGATGCTATAAATATAAAGGATGGTTATATAATTAACTTTGGTATTGATTTTGAGATAACTGTTTTACGAAGTTACAACACAAGAGAGGTATTATTGAAATGCATTGAAGTGTTAAAGCGAGAGTATGCTATAGATAAAATGTCTTTTACAACACCAATAATTATGAAAGATATATACTTACTACTTGCTAATGTAGATGGTGTGCAATCTGTTACAGATGTTAGTTTAATAAATTATTATGATCAAGATGCCGGTTACTCAGGTAACGTTTACTCGTTTAATGCTGCAACTCATAAAGGAGTTATATACCCATCTCTTGATCCTTCAATATTTGAGATAAAATATCCTAATAATGATATACGTGGTAAAGTAGTAACATATTAAGGTTAATTATGATATATACAACATTCGCAAATAAAGACGCTACAATATATGAAGGTAATAAAACCTTAAATACTGGTGTTGATGAAATACTGGAATTAACAAAAATAGTTTCATCATCACTACAACCTGGTATCACTAATACAAGGATTTTAATTGACTTTGATTTAAGTGAAGTATCTAAATCTGTCGCATCAGGTTTAATTCCTTCTGGTTCTGAAGGAACAGCTGGTTCTGTAGGTACCAACAACATACCTGCGAAACATATATTAAAGATATATAATTCTTCCATTGACCATGTACCTTATAATTATGAAATTAAAGCTAATCCAATTTCAGAATCTTGGGCTAGTGGTATTGGTAAAACAACATATACACCAATAAGTGAAGAAGGTTGTAGTTGGAATTATCGAGATGGCATAACACCTGGTACTTTATGGAACACACAAGGTGGAGCTACATACTCTGGATTCGAATGTTCACAATCATTTGTTAATGAATCAACAGACATTTATATGGATATTACTAATATAGTATCTAATTCTTTCGATGATCCTGCAGATACCAAGCATGGTATATTACTTCAACGCTCTAATACACAAGAACAAGATGATAAAAGATATGGTTCATTAAAATTCTTCTCTGCTGAAACACATACAATATATCAACCACGTTTATACTCAATGTGGGATGATTCAGTATATACTACATTAGGGTTAACAGCTATATCAGAAACTGAACAACTTAATGTTACTTTAGATAATTTACAAGAAGAATATAAGAAAGGTTCAAAAGTAAGATTAAATTTTACAGCAAGATTACTTTACCCGCAACAAACATATGCTACATCAAGTGTTGGATATACTAAATCCTATGTTCCACAAACCTCTTACTATTCTATAATAGACGGAGAAACAGGTGAGGTAGTTATAGACTATAATAATAATTTCACAAAAGTTAGCTGTGATAATAAAGGTAATTATTTTAATATATGGATGTCAAGCTTCGTACCTGAACGATA